CCAGGAGAAAAGTGTTTTAATATCAACCCTTTTGAGAGTTTTATCTTGTTGTCATCTGACTCAACTATACCTTCAGCAATAAGGTTTACTAATAGCTGATATAAGATTCCTGTGTTTCTTTTTTTATTATGCTTCAACATTCTGTTTTTATCCGTTGGTGCTCTTTGTTAAATACATAAGAACTATTTAATTACTCGTTTATTATTTGTAAGTCAAAAACAATCTCAGATGATTGTTTGTTTTTATTGGCTGCTGAAAAAGCATTTAGTTTTTCCCTTAGAACTTTGCCAACAAAACTACTTTTTTGTTTCTGAGTAAACCCTGATTTTATATCTTCGGAAATTATAGAACTGAACAACCCTGGATTGGTTTGTTCCTCCCCAAACAAACTACTTGTTAGGTTCCTGGGTTGGAAGCTAGTCTTGATTGGAAGGGTGTTTGGATCAATAGTAGTGTCCAGTGTAATCCTATTCATAGTAGAGGGGGAAGGGGGTGTTACCATTATAGAACTAGATACAGGTGGATTAGATCCTGATACAGCGTTGTTTTTACCTGTTGTGTTAGGAACTTGATAGTTACTTGCATTAAAAGGATCTAAAATAGCGTCATCAGTTGTTTTATCTTTTGGATTAGGTGGTTCTAGGGCATCAAGAGTTTTGTTTCTAATTACATCTCTTTCTTTTCCAGCAAAGATTTGTATGATGTCATCTTTTCTTAGTTCAAGAATGTTAGACATGATCCACTCTTCATTTACGAGCTCACTTTGTTTTGCTGAATCAGCTACTTCAAACTTTTGAGCCCAGATGTTTAGTTTTTGTTGAATTGCTAGTGTACTAGGTGAGGATAGTTTTAGTTCAAAATTGATTAGGTCTTCCCCATCAAACCCTTGAGCATACAGGTGAAGTACAGCTAACTGATTAAGTTCAGCTATAATTATCTTTTGAATGTTGTTGATGGTTCTAGCAAACCTGATATCTTCTTGAGAAAGACTTGCTTTACTTCCGAGACCATCATCATAAGAAAGATAAGCTCTTGGAATTCCCAAAGCAGCAGTAAGTTTTCTTTGAATATATTCAATGTCTTCTATTGCTGTTATGTGTTGAGCACCTGGAAGACTTTCTATTTTTGTTAAGCTGTTTGGTCTTGTAGGTAAGAAGTAGTCGTCTAATGGATCTAGTTGAGCGTGTCTTAGGTCTGTTCTACCAGTTAGTCTATCAACTGATATGTTTCTTTTCATAGAACTTTCAACTTGTTCCATGAAGTTTGGTACTTGGTCTGGTTTTATTCCTGTAACATCTATATAAAAAACTCTTCTTTCAGGAGATCTAATAAGTCTATAGACCATCATAGCATCTTCCATCAAGATCAACTGCCTCCAAGGTCTTCTAGCAGCTTCAAGAATGCTGGTTCCATAAGGCATAAACCAGTCATTACCAACTCTTCTAAAATGAAGCACCTGCCAGTTTTCCAGATATCTACCGTTTGAGAGCCCTGTTTTTAATTTAAATCTAACAGCATGTACATTTTTAGGATCAAAACCTTCTTCTCTTTCAACATCATTGACTGGAATAGGAGTAACGGCTGTTACCCCTTCAGTTGGTTCTACTTCTACGTGGAGAAAACATTCACCATACTTACAGAAATCTCTTACCCATCTCCTACCTTCAAAATCAATGTTACAGATATCATAAAACAATTCGTCAAGAGAACGTTGTATTTCTGGAGAGTCAGAAAACACATGAAAACAGCGGCCATTTTCATCCCCTGAACAAGTTTCATCAGCATAGAGATCCAGTGCTTTAGAAGTTTCTGAATAATACTCCATGTCTTGATATTCAGAATATCTTATTTCTCTATCAATAACACCGTAGGTTCCTTGAGTGGAAAAAGGGGAAGAAACGGCGCGTCTGAACGAACCAAAACCATAGTTTGTTACATTGTTGATGGGACTTTTTGTATCTGAGTTGTTAGCAGCGGGTTGAACGCCTGCTTTAACTTTTCTACGGATCTGCGGACCTTGTCTGAACAGTCTTGTAAGGTCTTGAAAGAACGTTGTGTTTTTATTGTTAGATGCCATGTTCTATGGCATAAATATACTGTTTATTTTTTAGACTGTATCATCTGCCATAGTTTGAGTTTATCTGATTCTGAAATAAAACAAGGTAAACCATTTGAAAACTTTTGTTGTTCTTCTTGTTTCAACCAACCTCTCATCTGAGTCCCAGAAATATATTCTGTTTGTTCTCTGTGTACTGTGATTTGTTCTATCAGCCCTTTTTCTATTAAATTTGGACAAAACTTAACTAACTGTTGAGTTGAAATCATATCATTTTGATCTGAGAATAATAAATGTTTGTTCTCACAGTCTGAATCAAACCAATGTAAATGAACTAAAACATCTTTTCTTGGACTTTTCTCTGTCTTGATAAATCTTATGTTTACCAGTCCTTGGTTTTGTAAAAAAGACATCAACTCTTGCCAGAGGAATTCATTGATAGTTTCCAAGTTTGTTTCTTTGTCTCGCTGTGTAGCTGAAAACCATACACACAGATAGTCTACTTCTCTTGCTGCTTGAACTATCAAGTTACAGTGTCCTTTTGTCAATGGTTGAAAACAACCATTTATATAACCATATCTTATCATTATACTTTGTAGTCTATGCGCCTGAGTAAATACCTGCAAATGAAAATTGGTTTTGTCTATTCTTACATAGAAAATACCACTAATGATTGGTTTAAAATCAAGAGAGAAATATTAAACAACATAAACAACAAACAAAGAACAAGATTTTCAACCCGTCATCCTAGAAGTAAAAAACATTATATCAACAGGTTAGAAAAAGAGATAATTAATTATTGGAAGGTTCTTTCCGGTACGGATGTTTATATAGATCTAACACGATTGCACAATGAAAAACAATGGGAACTTATCAAACACAGGACAAGAGGCTGGAAGTTAAAACAAATCAATGAAGAAAAACATAAAACAGATTGTTGAGTCAGTTATTCTAACAGAGGATGATGGTGGAAGTGATAGCGGAGGTGACTCAAGTTATAGTTCAGGTTATCCTTCTGGAATATACGGTGACTATGCGGACAGTATGGGTTATGGGGGTCCAGGTAATGGTTCTCCTTGGACTGATCCATTGATAAAAACATTTGTTCAACCACTTACAGATATTTTTAACACTGCAATTTATGGTGTTAAATCAATAACCGCTGGTGCTCAACAAGTTTTAAAATACTTGGTTTTTAACATACCAAAACTAATTGTTCCGTTCATGAAAACAGAAAACTGGGAAATAACCAAGAAACATCTTGATGACAAACTAGGCAAACTTCATAACAGATACGCGGGAGTTATCCATAGAAACCTTGACATGTTAAGAGATCACGACTTACAAGGAATGGCGTTTTTTCTTGATCCAACCTTGTTTCTTGGAACAAAACTAACTCAGTTTTCACCTGAGTTTCTAGGAGAAGTCCTAGAGGTTCTTGGTTTTGATATTGATCAACTTAAACATCATAATCATCCAAGACCTCATACAGAACCAGGAGATAGAAAACATTGGTGGAACAGAGAAGTAAATTTTCCCGTGTTTGAATCAATAGGTTTGTTTAAAGAAGACATAGAACCTGAACAAGAGAACATGATTAAGGAAGTAAGAAAAGAAATTCTTGACTCAGTTTATGAAACAGCAGTTTTAGTTCTTGGTTCAACTTATGATCAACTTATTAAACTACTAGGTCCTGAAAATCAAGCTCAACTTTTAAAACCAATGTCAACAGGTTTTAAAACAGGAAAAATAAAACCCTCAGACGTTGAAGGAACAAAAACAGTTGTTGTTAAAAGTTTTAAGGAAAATTATAAAAAACAACTGTTAGAACAACTTGCTGAACTAAAACAAAAAGTACCTACTGCTACCAAAGAAATAGATGAGTTGATAGCAAAGATCAACGCTATACAATAACTTTTGTTTGCTGTATTCTTTTTTGTATTATGGGACGCAAAAAACAAGAAGAACAACAAGCAGACAGTCAACCCATGTCTTTAACTGAACTTCAACCAATTGTTGAAGAATTCATGAAGAGATATCAGACTGTTAAGAATGAACAAGAGCTTTTAAAAGAAGATGAAAAGGCTCTTGTTGAAGAGTTTAGTTCTAAACTAGACACAAAAACACTAAAAATAGCAATGCAAACTGTTTCCTTAAAACAAAAAGTAAAGAGGAAAGAGAACTATGATCTATTCATGGCAATACTAGATGGCTCAGAAGAACATGTGGAAAAGTAATAATAAACAACAACCAACAACGACCAAGGTGATTCCAAAAGAATATGTTTGGAACACTATTCCCGAAATCCTATATGAAACACCAGAAGTTCCTGGTGGGGCTGTGAATCCTATTCCTTATATTGAAGTACCAAAAGAAAAGAAGATGCCAGCCATGTTGTTTTTGTTTGGTTACCACAAGACAGATGAGTATGAAACAGATCCAAACACTGGGGTTCCACAAGAGATAGTTGAACAACTACCGTATAAATACGTAAATCTTAACTTTTTGTTTGAACAACTACCTGCAACGGAACATGATAAAATTAGAGGTTTACTTGGGATGAAACCTTTGGAACAAGCCAAAAAAGAAGGTCAACAACTTCTTGACTTGATCCTTAAAAAAGAAGAGATGTTAAAACAACAGATCTCTGAATCACAAGGTTCAAGAAAACAAGGATATGAAGATGACTATAAAAAAGCATCTGAAAAGATTGAAAAACTCAGAAAGGTTATAAAAACACAGCCATCATGAAACTTCACCCAACCTTCATAGAAACAATAGCAGCACACGCAATCAACATTGGTGGATTCACTCAAGAATCAAGGTTGTTGGCAGCGTTTACCGATATGAGAGCAGCAATATATCAAAGGAGAGGTCAAGACAACACAACTGAACCATTTGTTTTAGTTGAAGCTCAAAAGTTTCTCAACGAACGTATTTCTAACAAGCAACCTATCAGTGATATAACTGTACTTGAATTTCACGGTTCTGCTATTAAAAAAATCTATCAGTGTTATCAAACATTTGGCGGGCACTTTTCAGAACTAAAATTTAAAAGAGAGCTAGCTAAACTAGATTTTACTCCATATGAAAGCAAACAGTCAAGAACAAATTTCTTGATCTTAACTGAAGACTATCTAAAAGCTTTAGAAGCATCAGGATAATCAACAATGAGTTTTTCTCCGGGTCAGATAATATTTCTTATTTCCAGCAAGACTATTAACATAGTACCATTGTTAGTTTCTGAAGAAATCAAAAAAAGAAAAATAGGTTTAGAAGAAGAAGAAATAACCTATAAGTTTCTGGTAGGTGATCCTAAACTTAACCAAGTTTGTGATGTTCAAAAACTAGAAGAACAGTTTGGCAAGTTTGTTGTCCTTCCAGGGCTTGATCTTGTAAAAGAACACTTGGTAAGAAATTTTCAACAAAACCTTGATAACTTGTGTAGGGATGCTCATTTAAAAGCTGAAACATGGTACGCTGGACTTGCTTTAACACCTTCTCCTTCACTTACTCTTGATACAGTGACAAATCAAACTTCTAACCAACAAGAATTAATTGTTGATCTTGGAAACAACCAAACAATAAAAGTATAACATAGAAACAGAATGATCAACAACGTTTTAAAACTAAAACAAGATGTAGTGTTTGGTAGTGAAGCAAGAAAAGGCTTGTTGGAAGGTGCAGAAATACTCTACAACGCTGTCAAAACAACAATGGGACCATCTGGTAAAAACATTATCATTGATAGAGTTAACCAGATACCTCAAATAACCAAAGATGGTGTAACTGTAGCAAAAGCTATCAACCTAAAGAAAAAACTTCCTAGTCTTGGTGCTGAACTTTTAAAAGAAGTTGCAAGTAAGACAAATGAAAATGCAGGGGATGGAACAACAACCGCAACGGTTCTAGGATTTTCTTTGTTAAAACAAGGGCATAAGATGATAGAAGCAGGAGCTAATCCAATTTTATTCAAACAAGGAATGGATCTTGCTACCTCTGACGTTATTAAATCTCTTGTTTCAACACCCGTAAGAAATGAAGAAGACATAATAAACATAGGTACAATATCAGCTAACGGAGACAAAACAATAGGAGAGTTGATTTCTAATGCTATAAAACTTGTAGGACCAGATGGTATTATTACTATTGAACCCACAAAATCTTTCAACACTACTCTTGATGTTGTTGAAGGTATGCAGATAGAATCAGGGTTTATCTCACCTTATTTTATAACAAACCCAGAAAAAAATATTGTAGAGTTAGAAAACCCTTATATTTTGTTAACAAACAGAAAACTATCAAACTTACAAGAAATAATTCCTGTACTTGAACTAGTTGTTAATGAAAACAGATCTTTGTTGATTATAGGAGATGAAATAGAAGGTGAAGTTCTTCATAGTCTTATTGTTAACAAGATGAAAGATGTTTTAAAGTGTTGTGCTATAAAAGCAGCAGGTTTTGGAGACTATAGAATAGACTTGTTAAGAGATATAGCTTTGCTAACATCAGGAAATATATTTGATGCGGGCAATGAACTTTCTCTTAAAAAAGCTACTAGTCAAGATCTTGGAAACTGCAAAAAGATAATAGTTTCAAGAACAACAACTACTTTTGTTTGTGACACTGATAAAGATCTTTCCATCAAAGATAAAATAGCAACTAGAATAGAAGAGATAAAAGGTTCTTTAGGGGAACAACTAACAGACAACCAAAGACACAACCAAAGAAAAAGACTTGCTAAACTTGCTGGAGGTATTGCAGTTATTAAAGTTGGAGGTAGTTCTGAACCTGAAATCTTTGAAAAGAAAGACAGGGTAGAGGATGCTTTAAATGCTACAATAGCTGCCGTCCAAGAAGGAATTGTTCCTGGTGGTGGTACTGCTTTGTTTAAAACAGCATGTATGTTAGAAAAACAACAGAGACAACTAACAGGAGACAAGAAAGCTGGTTATCTTTCTGTTCTTCAAGCTTGTAAAGAACCCCTTAGAACAATTGTTGAAAACACTGGTAAAAGTCCTGAAGTTGTCTGTGAAAAACTACAGTCAGCAGATGAAGGTTTTGAATTTGGATATGATGCAGCTCAAGAAAAATTTGGCGACATGATATTGTTTGGGATCATAGATCCAGCAAAAGTAGCCAAACATGCTTTACAACATGCTTCAAGTGTTGTAGGTACTGTTTTAACTTGTGGAGGGGTTATAATGAATGAAAATGAATCAGAACTTGTAAAGGAAGGAGTAAACAACTAACATGATAGGCGATTTAATAAAAGTAACAAGAAGTCACTCAACAGATGTAACAGATATTCCTGCTTCTGTTTATACTGTACCTAATCAAAACGATCAATATATTCAAGATGATAAAGGGTATGTAACACCAAGATTTGTTGGAGGAGTTAAACAAGGTAGTTTAGGAAAAATTCAAGGTAGACCTGCAAAAACTAAAAAATCTCTTTTAAAGGGGCACAAAGAATCAGGTACTTACGGAGATGAAGACGTACTGTTATATCCAGTATTCTTTGAAGCTTATAAACAACTAGCTTGGATAGCTGGACACGATATTGTTATAGAAGCTTTTCCTCAACCAGATATAGATCTTTGATATAGTTCTGAATACAACTGTTCAGGATCATTCATAGAAATTCCACTTTGTTGACCGTCATTTAATTCTATAACAATCCAATCTCCGTTATCTTCTCTTTTAGCTACATCAACAACAACAAAATTAATTTTATCTTTTATGGTTTTAAGAACTGTTTTAACAAGTTTAGTTGCTTGTTGAGGTACAGTTGTTGGAAGTTTATCTTTCACTTGATCATAGTGATTGATCCAATAGTACCCCGACGACACTATCTCACCATATAAGCAAAAGAATCTATACTCAAGTGTGATAGGCATCTTGTTTATAAAGTCTTCGCCTAGTTTTACTAATGGAATGTATTTTCTAAGTACAATTCCTTGTGGTTCAATGAAGTCATCATCTCTTAGGTTGTTCAATACCTTGATAGCTTCTTGTTTGTTCTTAGCAAACATGTGAGTGTTCCATTTATCTTTTTTACTGTTGGTTCTACCCTTAAGAACAAATGGACCTTTAACTTCTTCTGGAAAATAACTGTCAAGTGTCCAGGTTGGAAAAGTATGTTCTTCTAGATCTCCATACCAGTTGATTATATCAGCCGCATAACAATGTTGGTTATAACTGTTTATTAATTTACTTCCTAGTATTTTTATATCTGCCTCTAGTTCTTTATAGAATGGCAGGGCAGAATATCTTGGAAACACTAATGAGTTAGCTGGTATTAAAGTTCTTTGATCAAAACAGTTAAACCATTTTTCAGCTACAGGTTTCTCTTCTTTTTCCCAAGGAGTAAAACCTTTTCTTGAATAGATTACAGGGGTCATTTTATTTATACCATTTGATGAATTTTAATAAATGTTTCTACGTCTTGTTCAGGATAACCAAGTGCTAATCCTAGAGTTCTATGAAACTCCGCGTCTCTTTGTGGAATGTTTCCATTATGCTTATCAAACAGTGGTATTAGTTTGTTAACATTGTCTGGTATTCCAATCCAAGCATGTTTGTTTTTTACAGCATAACTAAAACCTGATTCTAACAAATAGAAAAGGAAAGTTTTACCAAGTTTGGTCAACCATTCTTTGGAACCAAACCATAATGGTTTTTCACCCGATATTACAGCAAAAATCTGATTGATTTGTTGTTGTCCACCTAACTGTTCTATTAGTTTAACAACTCTGTTTACAATCATATCTTGTTTTTTAACATTTAAAACACCTAGTTTTGTTTGTACTATGGTTCTTATTTTATTTATATCACCATTCAAAAAGTTACCAAACATGTCTCCATGTCTATGATCAGACTCAAACAATAAAACAGACAAATTCATATTGTTCTTGTTTGTTGTTTGAGTAGATAACAAAACTGTTCATGGGTTTCTTGTATTGTACCAAGAGTTTGTTCAAGTCCATGAGTCATAAAACCTTTTAGTTTTAAACGTTTCATTATCTGAGTAATGAATGACACGAAGAACAGTTCAGATCTATAAGAGTTTAAAATGTAAGAACTATCTGAATCAGTCAGTGTTTTTAGAAGAAACTTCATCATGTTTAGTTGTTTGAAATAGTTTGTTAAGTATGGTTTACCAAAACCAACAGTTTTTTCACCAACTAAATCTATTTGTTTTTCTATTTCTTCATATAGTTTTTGATATAAAAGATGATCTGAATAAAAGGTTTTTCCTTGAGTTTGCCAGTGATGGGATTGATGAATAATATTTAAGGTTCTTAACATCCCTAGTAAGATTGCTAGCTCTGAATAATCATCTGAATCAGTAAATTGTTTTGAACATTCATTTATGGTTTCCACTACCAGTTCTTCTAACATAGTGAAACTAAATATGATCTTAAGAGTATAATTATAGGATCATGTATACCCCTAAAAACGGTTATGGTTTTGTTTCTGAATATCAAGTTTCAGCTCTACCATACGTTACAAATTCAATTGCTGGTAACTCAACTACAACCAGAATCATGTTTCCGTTTGTTACTAGGTTTTTAACAGTTAAAAACACCGGAGTTCAATATCTTAAAGTTGGTTTTACTAACAATGGAGTTTTGAATGGTGGAAACAGTTTTTTGCTTGCACCTTCAGGTTCTTATACTGGAGAGTGGAGAGTTAAAGATTTGTTCTTGTTAAGTGCTGCTAGTACAACAACCTTTGAAGTTGTTGCTGGACTTACTTCAATCTCAAGAAACGACGCACCTTTCTTGTCAGGATCAGGTGCGGTTACTTCAAGTATAAATGTTGTTGGTTATAATGGTTTAGGTTAAGCTACACTAGCTTCTGGCGGATCTGAATCTTCATCTTCTGTTGGGAAGAGTTTTGCTTCTAGTTCTAGATAGAACGATTTTTCAATCAAAGTCTTAGCGGTTTCTTTTAGAGATTTAGACAGTGATTTATTGTCTAGACTTCCAATGTTACGAATGATAACTTCAAGTAGTTCTCTAGCAAAATGAGTGACGGTTTGGAACCATTTTTCAATCTTAACTTCTTCGTCTGTTGTCAAAACATCATTAATTCTTTTTGTTAGATCAACCGTTAAACTGATCACATTGTTTGGCAGGAATGATCTTGGAGTAGGATTTTGAAATTCTTTTAGAAGTATGTTCCCACCCGTATCAGTAAAATATTTTAGGAGTAGGAATCTGTTTTGCAGATCTAGTAGATTGGAGTCACTTACTTGGTCAAGAAGAGATTGAAGTTTGGACATAGCGCGACTATACTATGTCCGCACGAGAATTGCAATCTGTTTCAGAACATCCAGTTGAACATTTCTTTTACTTGTTGTTGTTGACGAACGTGTTCTACATTAACTCCTGGTTTTAACTTCACACCATTGAACATTGCTCCACCATTCACAGTTTTGTTTTGACTTTTCATAACTTGTAGAAAAATGTTCTGAAACTCGGGGATCTGATCTTTTCCTTGATTTTCTTTAGTTGACTGTATGGAGTTTCTTTCAGGTGTCATCACTTGACATCCTATTGCCATTGAAGTTATCAAGTCATCATTTTTACCTTTTGCTGCTTGACCTTTTTTACCATTCCATATAAAGTCTTGCATCTGACTATAGAATCTTCTGGATCTGATCAACAATTGTTTGTTTCTTAGAACTCCTTCAAGTTTTATGAACAGTTCATCCCTGTTTCCTGGTTTGTTTCCTGGTTTCATAGTAAACCCAGGAAACAACATTGTTTTTTCATCTTCAGACATGTACATCTGTTCATCTTCTGATTTGTCTTGCCAGTAAAGATGAGGATAGTTCAACTCTCTTAATCTAATAGCCGTTGCAATTCCTATTGAGTTTTTTTCTTGTATGATCAAGGCATCAGAATATTTTTTTGCTATTTCAACAAGATAATCAGCATATTTGTCAGGAGCTATCTTACCCATGAATTCAGCATCTTGTTCCCAAGTGTTTGTGTTGATTACGTGAAAACCACTAAAGTCAAAAGCATCTCCTCTGGCTACATCAGCACACAAAACATATTTGTGTTCAGTGTTTCTCTCTTTCCATATCCAGAGTGCATCACTGTTTTTTTCATTAGGACCGTCATGATATAATGGTTCTTCAAGTTCTTGTTCAATGTTGTTCAGTGTTTCAATGTTAAAATATGTGTCACCTGACTGTTCAAAAGAAGCCATGAACTCTTGAGCAATACCTTTTGCGTCCATGCTTTTTGATTCTTCTTCAAACCATTTTTCATCTCTGTCAGGATGGACGGTCCAAGGAAGCTTAATGGCATGGAAGTTGTTTTTTCCTAAACCTTTAGCGTGTAATCCTTTCTTGTCTTCTTCCCACAAACCTGTTTCTGCTTCACTATAAAGTTTGTAGAAAAAGTTTGACTTACCTTTTGGAGAACTAAATGCAATAACCTTAGCGTTTTTAGCAACTGTCAGAGCAGGTTTCAAAGATTTCCAGATCTCTTCAAGACCTTCAATGTGAGCACAATTGTGGCTTGTTATATTGTTGGTATAATATTCACTATATTTTTCAACATTAATTAAATCAAAAAAATCAGTTGTTTCTTGGGTTTGTTTAATTGAAACAACAATATTTTGATTGTCAAGTTTGTTCCCTGGATTTAGATCTTTTACCTCAACAAAACTACCATCTTCCAGTTTAAGTCTGTGTCCTTTTGAACATTCTAGTTTTGAGTGTTCAGTTGATACCTCATACTTCTCTTGTTTGGTAGTTTTTTTAACTCCAGTAAAACTACTCCAACCACTAGGAGTTAAAACCTCCCATTCATTTATTGATTTATACATAAAAATTTTCTCATAGGTTTTTTTAAATGTTCATTGTTGATAAAGTCATAATTTGGAACATGGTTAACAAACCATTCATCTTCAATTAAACAATATTTATAGTTGTTTTCCAAACACCACGTTTCAAGTGCTTTTTGTTTTGTTAAGTTTCTTTCATTATTTTTAATGCTACTTGGTTTAATTTCATAAACTTCTTTTTTGTCTAATGAAATAAAATCAACTATATAAATTTTTTCTTCATTATCCAAACAATAATTGATTCTTAGTTTTTCATATTCAACATTTTCGTTCAACAACCAAAAAACTGCTTCCCAACTGCTTCTGAATTTTTTCTCCTTATTATCTTTATTGGCAAAAGCAGTCCATTTAGTCCAAGAATTTGTAATTGGAGGAGTAAATTCCCCTTTGATTATTTTTTCTTTCATTGTTTTGGATTGTTTTATTCTCGCCTTATCATAGATTTCTTTTGTTTTTTCTCTGAATTCTAAACTAGAATGAGTTAGTTTGTTTGAAACAGATAGTTTTAATTTTGTTTCGTCTGAGTGCCAATTTTCGTTGTTTAATTTTCGGCTGTTCATTCTTTTAGAAACAGTTTTTTGAGATTGTTTTTTCCCAAGCATTCTTAGTTGTTTGTTAAGAATTTCTGTTTTTGATTGTTTTCTTCCTTTATTGCTTTTGCCTATTTTTTTAAAAATATCAGTTTTTTCTTCAATTTCTCTTACTGCCCAAGTAGTTTTCATAACTCCTGATTTAAGTTTAGATTTACAGTCATCTTCTGAACATGTTTTTAAAAACATTGGGGTTGTTTTGGTTTTTAACTGTACCTTATTGTTGCAAAAACAACATAAAGCAGGGAGATATAAGTTATTTTCAATATAAAATATTCTTTCCCTCAAAGAACAGTCTTGTGGTAAAAAAGAAGTTTCTTGAAAAATATTATCATATATGTTTAAAATATTATTTTTTTCATACCAGGATTTTTTCAATGCTAAATGTTTCATTTTTTTGTTAGCATCTAATACGGTATTTATTATTTCATTTCTCATATATTTTCTAGTTCTTCAACATAAGTTAATTATATTCTGAACTTAATAAGTCCTGTATTTCAACAGTTTTTATTTCGCCTGTTGTTTTATTTCTTATTTGAATAGTGGTATCTCCTGTTACGCATTCATCAATTACTAACAAAGAAAGAGCATCTGAACGTCCAGAGTTTTCTGTTGTTGGTTCTGCTGTGATTTTAGATCCATTGTTAAACTTAATATATTTTACTGAGCTTGCTTCTGGATCTGTGATTCCAAGAAGGTTTACCATCCAGGTTGGAAGCATTTTAAAAGTAATTCGGATCTTTTCAATGATTTTTTTAGATACTTCTAGTTTTGTTGCAAGAATTAAGATGTTTCTATCTTCATGAAACATTGCCATCCATAAACAATAAGCTGCTGTAGTGGTTGATAAACCTAACTGTCTGGATTTTACAATAACATTGAACTTGTACTTCAGAATATCTTTTATACAATCTTCTTGAAAATCAAACAGTTCAAAAGGTATTCTTCCTTTTTCTGGATGTTGAATGAATAAATAAGTTTTAATGAAATAAATGGGATCAGTTCCACATTTGATGATTTCATCAATTTGTTCCTGTTTAGCTAGTTTTGACATAGATTATATCAATAACTAGTCTAACAAGATCATTTAAATATCAAGGGTTTGTTTTGTAGAAGTCTTAGACGGGTTTCTAAATAGTTTTCATCAACAGATGATTTAAATTGACATTTTGAACAACAGCCATTCTGTTTAAAACATGTAGCATCGTCTGAGTTTTCAAGAGGATAACTACATCTAGGACAGAACAGTGGAACAGATTTTATTTTGTTCTCGTTGATAACAATGATTTTTTCATCATGGATACCAGACTTTTGATTCGTTCGGGTTTGTTTCATTTATGGTTATCTCTATAGTTTTTTCTGCTATCTCTTTCACTTGAAAGATATGGCTGATTACTATAATTGTTTTAAACACTGATTTAAATGTTTGAATAAACTGTAAACATTTCATGATTGAGTCATCATCAAGAGAACCAAACCCTTCATCAATGATAAAAAAGTCTGGTCTTGGTAAACTAGACAGGTTTAACAGAGCAATTCTTATTGCTAGAGCAGTAATCATTTTTTCCATACCTGAAGCTAGTTCAATGATTCTTTTTGGTCCTGTACTGTCTTCTATCCAGATATCAAGAGTGTTTGAAGAGGTGTCTGTTTCTAACAAGATCTTAAAATCTACGGTTGTTTGAAGAACTTTGTTTATTTCTTCGTTGATAGAAGGCAACTGACTAGAAAGTATCAACGCTGGTATTCCATTTTTTGAAAAGGTTTCAAGAATAGTTGACAGTATTTTTTGTTGTTTTTGGGCTTTCTTTAACTCTTCTAGGTTTTTAGTTACAGTTTGTTTTTTGTTTTCTAACATTCCTATTGTTTTAATGTTAGATGATTTTTCTTGTTCTAACTTGACAATATCTGATTGAGTTTGTTTCAACTGTCTGTTAGTTTCTTCAAATCCATCAAAGTTATAACTGGATGTTAGTTGTTCTATTTTTACTACCTCTAGTTGCTTTTCTGTTAGTTGTTGTTCTATAAACTCTTTTCTTTCTGAAAGAATTACTTGTTGTGTTTCAGATGAATGAACTTTGGCTCCTAGTGTTTTAAGTTTTTGTTCGTTGTCTTGAAATAGTTTTATTTGTTTGCTAGCTTGTTTTTTTACTAGATCTTCTAGTTCTAGTTCAAGGGAACTATGTTTGGTTCCCAAAGCTGTAACAACTGCTTGTTGTATAGGAAGTTTTGTTTTGTCTTCATAACTGTCTCTAATGAAGTGACAGTTTGGGAACATATCTCCACATGGAACAAGGTCTAGTTTTTTAACGGACTTTTTTTGTTGTTCTAACACTAATGTTTGTTTGTCAAGATCTATTTTTACTTGTTGTTGTTGTTTAGAAACATCAGATAATATTTCCTCTATCTGTTTCCAGGTTTCAGTTTTAGATCTTTGTTCTTCAACGATTTGTTTCAACACGTTTTGTTCTTGAGTTACTTGTTGAAGTTCTTGTTGGTTTTTATTAAAATCTTTAGTAGCTTGATGATGTTTTTCTTCTAGTTTTTTTAAATCACTTCTAAGAGAAACAAGTTTGTTTTTTGTTTCTTCTATGTTAGATTGTTTGTTTAAATCATTTTGAAAAAACTCTATTTCTGTTTTTTTAGAGCTGATTTTATCCTCAATAGTTTTAACTAGTTTTTCAAGATCTTTGATTTGTTTTTCTATGTCTTGAACAGTAGAATCTTTTAGTTCACCACTGGTTTGAAAAACAGACATTTTGGTTGTTATCGTGTTATAGTCTTCATTAACTGTTTTATGAAGTTTTTCAAATATATCAAGATCAAGGAACCTGTTCAGGTTAGCTTTTCTTTGTGTAGCACCTTGCTCTATAAATCTTGCTATATCACCTTGGGCTGAATAAGCTGTTAGTCTAAAATCAACTGGAGTACCAATAAGTTTTCTTAAAACTTTATCTGTATCTGTTCTGGATATTTCATTTTCTATAACGCTTTTTGTACCATCTTTGTGTAACTGATATATTTGTAAAGATGTTGTAGAAGCCATAGGATCTTTTGGGTTTTCTTTTAAAGAAACTATTCTTTCAATCAGATAGTCTTGACCTCCAGAAGAAAACTTTATGGAACAGTTGGCTTGTTTTTTGTTTTTGTTGATATAATGACCTACACCTCTACCAACTTCTCTTTCTGTTGTATTAAACAACCCATACATCAAACTACTAACAATAGAAGATTTACCTGCTCTGTTAGGACCAAAGATACCAACTATCCCTTTTAGTTTTTCAAAATTTATCTTGTTGTTTTCTCCATATTTAAACAAATTACTGAAACTTAGTTCTTTCACAGTCCAATGAACGTCTCTTGCTTCTTCTTGAAAAGATTCATTAAACTTGTTAAGATACTGAACAATTAATTCTTCCGCTTCTTGAATCTCTTCTTCTTGAAGTTTCATTGATTGTAAATGTTCATCAAGATATTTTCTGTAGAAATGACACATAGTTTTATGATCATTTCTAAGGCTTGATTTATGTATCGTTAACCCAGAAGTAGAAATGTTTTTTAATATCTCTTTGTTGGTTGTGATTTTATATGTAAGTTCAGAACAATGTTGTACTTCTCTTAATTGAAAAAACAACTGTCTTCTTTCAATCTGAGTTATTTGTTTGTCAGAAACAATTCTAACTCTCGTTCCAGGTTTTATATCAACCGGAAGGTGAACAAGAGTATCTTCTACCGTTTCTTGCCAGTCAACACTTAAAAATGGCATTTCATTAGGTAACAAAATGAAATCAACATCCCAATCATCTTTTGATCTGATGTCCCATACAAAAAAACCTTTGTGTTGTGATTCACCAAAGTTTTGTTGAATCAGTGAACCTGGATAACCAATCCAAGGTTTTAAATTGCCATATCTATCAGGTCTGTGACCCATGAACTGTTGTTGATGGATATCACCTAACATTACAAAATCATATCCATCAAACAACTTTAGTTCTTCTTCTGTATGTTCTAACATGTGTTCTTGATCTGTTACACAACCAAGAACAGAACCATGAAACAAACAGATGTTTATTTTGTTAGGATTTGGTTTAACTAGATTCCATCTTTCTTTGTCAAACGGAGAAAGTACACAGAAACAAACATCTGAATCTTCTACTGTTGCTCTTGAACTACTCACTGCTAGAACTTGATAAAAAATATTATATACACCACTGTTTTTATAAAGATGTATACCTTGAGATAGTTCTCTGTCTGGAAAAGAGACAGAATAGTCTCTCTTGAGGTTGTTTGTGTTTCCTATTGCTCTTACTATTGGCGTGATAGCATCTTGCCTGTTGGTGTTAGCAAGGTTTCCATCGTGGTTCCCAAGAATCATGTGCAATGGAGCTATTGATGACAAACTGTTAAAAAACTCTGTCATCAACTCTATTGCTTCTGGAGTTATTCCTTGGGTTTTTGTATGCCAGATATCTCCTGTGCAAACAATGAGGTCTGGTTTTATTGTATTGTTTAAGGTGTCATATAGACGGGCAAAAGTTTTTTTATACTCTTCATGCCTTGAGAGTCCACGGATATGAATATCTGATATTTGTGCTATTTTCATTTTATGTTCCACTCTAACAACTGTTTGAAACTAAGTTGTTTAGCTGATTCAACAGCTTCGGTTACTTTGTTTGTTGTCATTTCTCCAAAATCATTACGTGTAGGAATTGCAACTCTTGGATTGATACCAAACTGCTGAAACTGTTTTATTAGTTTAATTGTTTTTTGTTTTGCATCGTTGTCTAAACCCAGAACAACATCCAGTGTTTCTGGGTTGTTTACTATCATTTTAAACAAACGACTGTTTTCATTTAGTTCACTCCCTAGTAATGGTATAGTATTTTGATAGTTTGATTTAAAAAGATCAAACACTCCTTCAACCAGCACAACAGTTTTATCAATAGAAAAATCTATATTGATTTCATTAAAAATCAAGTCAAGTCTTTGTTCAATAGGAGAATAATATTTTGGTTTGACCCAAAACTGAGTTGTACGAGTAATAAAATAGTTCAACTCTCCCTGTTTGTTGTGAGAAGGGATAATCACACGGTTTGGATATGATTGTTTTGCTGTACCAATTTTATAGTACCATAGATGTTTTTCTGTTAAACCTCTATCAACAAATAAAAACTTCAACGTTTTGTCTTGATGTTTATCTGTCACTAACAGTTTAAAATCTTTTGGCAGTTCAACTAATGACTCTTCCGGTTTGTTGTTTGTTTTTGGTTTTTTATTGATAACAGATGATATCTGTTCTGGAAAACTAACCTGTTGTTCTTCCTGCGGTTTTAACAGGTCCGATTTTTGAGCAAACCTGTCAAGATACTCTCTGATATAATGAGAGTTATCTGTTGTTTTTAACAGTTTTACAAGTGTTTTACTTTTGAAACCACAAACCCAACAATGACAGACAAAACAGTCAAGTCTGATCTCAAGTTTCTTTTTTGTTAAATCCTGACAAACAGGACAGCAAACAGCAAAATTGATACCGTTTCCTGTTAGTTTTCCAGAACCAAAAACTTTGGTTAAAAACTCTTGTGACTCTCCAAGTGTAAAACTCATCAGTCTAGTAAACTACCATGACTGGATATCGGTTTAAACCAGAATCTTTACGGCTTTTTTCTGCTGATTAACAAGATAACGGATGGTGCGATCATTTGTTTTTGTTTTGCCTTCTGTAACTTTTTTAAAATCAATCGTGAGTTTGTCTTGGTTAAACTCATACCAGATATCAACACAACCATGATAGTTTTCTTTGTTTAAAAGTTCCCACAGAATAGTGTCTGTTTCTTTTTGTAACTGTACAGCTAATATCAGTCCTATCCTTTGTTCCTGACTTATGTTATTGTTCATGTTTTAATAGTTAATTCTAGTGCAGATGAACAGTTTTGAAAAACAGAAATTTGTTAGTTTAATTGAATCCGTGATCTTAGTTGAAATGCCAATCAAGACAAAACTTGTAGGTGATTTTAGTGGGAAACAAGGAGGTGGATTTGATGACACTGATAGGAAGTTACTAACAAATTAAAAAGGAATTGAAAAAAATAACTAAGCAGTGGGAAAAAACCAAGTTTAATTTTGATGTTTATTTTCTAAACAACTGGCAAACCAACAATGTAGCACGCCAAGAAATAGGTCCAATAGATCTAAAATATCTTAGAACACAGTTGAATATTTCACCCAATGATATTCCAGATCCAAAACCAGATAGTATCACAATCATTTTTAATGGAAACTATGGTGATGATAAAACTCCAATGACAGGTTGGACAATTGCTCATAGGTTTGGACACGCAATGAACAGACACCTTGAAAAAATGAAGCAACAGACAGAAGAATTTGAAGAGTTTGAAAGAGAACTTGGATTAATATTAAAAAATATTTTAGGAGAGGTATATGGAATTTATTTTGGTCAACTATATGGACCCGGTTTAGGAGAAGTGTTTCAGCAGATAGGAACAATGAAATCTGCTAGAGACAAAAAACTTACTAGAGGATATGAATTTGTTTATGAACTGATAGCTCAATATCTTCTAACAGGAACCGTCAAACTACAACTACCAAAGGTTATAAAGTTTTGGGGTGATGTTTATCCGAGTAATCGTGTACAATTGGAAGAATACACAAAAGACTTGCCTGAATTTGAAAAAAATATAGTAAATGACATAGAAACTTTAATTCAAACCTTTGTTGGTAAAACATTGTTGATGTAATTATAAACACATGAATACTATTGAAAAACAAAGGTTTGTTAATTTGGTTGAATCGGTTTTGTTAACTGAGATGCCTATGGTTGACGGTCCAAAACTTGT